ACGTCAGCCCATGGGTCGAAAGTAAATCCCTGTTTAAGTTGAATCTTGTAACCTTGTTCACCAGTGAAAGCGTCAATCGTTACTTTATCGACTTCCGCAACCCGTGGGTCATTTAGTATTTTGCGTTTGCTGGTCATGTTTGTATCTCCTGTTAGATCAGCGCTTATGCGCTGACCTCGGTAATTTGGATGATTGCCCTGTCCACAGGTTCAAGGTCTTTCGTCTCACTTGGCAGAGCATCGGAATAATCAAATACGCTGCAAACCGTTTTCATGCTGTAGTCAAATCCGTGCGCTCTAAGAATGATCGCCATATCAATGACATCGACATTGGAAATTGCGTGCTGATATGCAATGTCATTCTTCAGCGTGTTGTGAATGTTTTCTGCGTTCATTTTTTTGCTTCCTCGTTTTTTCGTTTAACGTTAGAGATAGTATTTCATTGACTAAACGAGTTGTCAATAGTTATAGTGTGAACTCATTCAACGGGAGAGCATCATGTTAAACGAGAGAGTGCAGGCCGCAGGGCGCGGCGATTATATTTACCAGGGCAAGCCATGCCAGACCTGCGGGAACGAGTCTCGCTATGTGTCGAGCAATGTTTGCATGAATTGTCAGAAAGCACACAGCAAGAAGTATAGGGCCAAGGCCAGAGACGCTATCAAGGAGGCACGCGAGGGATGAACAAACGACCATGGTTCCGCGCCTATTCGGAAATGATCGATGACGAGAAGCTTCGGTTGCTGGCGTTTGAAGATCGGTGGCACTACGTTGCGATTCTGTGTTGCAAGTGTTCGGACATCCTGGATGACGATTGTGACCAGCAATTATTGCGTCGAAAGATAGCGGTCAAGATGGGTGTTCAGCTGCGTGAATTGGAGGAAATTGCCAGGCGTTTATCTGAGGTTGGATTGATCGATCAAGACAGTCTTCAACCCACAAATTGGGACGTTCGACAGTTCGAGTCCGACAGTAGCAAAGAGCGAGTCAGGCGGTTTCGTGAACGTCAGAAAAATCAAGAACTTAACAACAAGGAACGTAACGGTAACGTTACAGTAACGGTGCAAGAGACAGATACAGATACAGATAAGAATAAGAATGTGGGCAAAACCGCAAAACGGTTTGTGCCACCTACACCCAAAGAAGTTGAAGAATATTGCAGGCAGAGAAACAACAACGTTCATCCAGGAAAATTTTGCAATTTTTACGCTGCCAAGGGTTGGATGGTAGGCAAAAACAAAATGAAGGATTGGAAGGCTGCGGTCAGGACTTGGGAGAACAACAACCAGGCTGAATCGCCAGCACGCAGGAGGAAGATGTTATGAGTGAGATTGAAAAAGCGCTGATCGTTGCTGGCGTATTGGATGCCAACGCAGCTGCGAGCGTGAGCGTAGGCCCGGAGCATTTTAGCGATCCCAACGCGGGGCATGTTTGGTTGGAGATCTTGAAGATCATCGCTGGCGGGGAGCCGGTCGATGGTGTGAGTTTGCAAAACAGGCTAAGCGGCGATGCGCTGATGGCATTTGCCGATGCAATGACGGTTTCTGCCTCGCCCAGCAACATTGAGAGCTACGCAAGGCAGGTTATTCGTGCGTCAGACCTTCGCAGCCTTTGCTCACTGGCCGATCAGGTCAAGGAGAGGGCCAAGGTAGCGGGGCCAGAAGAAATCGCCGCAGAGCTGCTCACAGGAGCTTTGAGTATCGGCAAGACTGACAGGAAGACTGAGTACAATTCTCAAGACTTGATGGCTGCCACGATTGAGCGGATAGATGCGGCGTCGAGTGGGCAGCAGCTGGGGCTGAAAACTGGGTGGCAATCTTTTGATCGCAAGCTGGGTGGGTGGCACAAGGGTGATCTGACGATCATTGCTGGCCGGCCCGGCATGGGTAAGTCAGCGATTGGCCTGGGTGCTGCGATGAACGCCGCGAAGCTTGGAGCTAAGGTTGGTTTTGTGTCCAGCGAGATGGATGCGGTCAGCCTGGGTATGCGGATGGCTGCAACGGAGGCTGGCATATCTGTGTCGGATCTAAGGCTTGGCAAGTTAAGCGATCAGGATTGGGAGCAGCTGGCAAGGATCAGCAGCAAAATAGCTAAGCTCCCGGTGCGGGTTTTGGATGCGCCCGGTTGGTCAATGAAGCAGATCGTGCGTCAGTGTCACGCTTGGTCGAGGACTGGCTTGGACATGGTCGTGATTGATTACTTGCAGCGGGTTAAACCAGACCTGAAGACTGACAGAAACGATCTTGCGATTGGTGAGATGGCAAAGGATTGCAAGACGATGGCCAACACGTTGCAGATGCCTGTGATTCTTTTGTCGCAGCTGTCCAGGAACCTTGAGCATCGTCAGGATAAGAGGCCAAACATGGCTGATCTGCGTGAGAGTGGTCAGATAGAGCAAGAGGCTGATAACATCCTGATGCTATATCGTGGCCATGTTTACGATGAGACGGTTGATGAGGGCGAGGCGGAAGTAATTGTGGAGAAGCAACGGCAAGGGCCGGTCGGCATCATTCCAATGCGCTGGGTTGGAGACAAAGCCCAGTGGTTAGATGCAGACATGCGCTAGAAAATAGGGGATAATGATGCATCACATTGAAATTGAAGAAGAAGAGCGCCGGAAGGAAGCAATGGTTGACGACCACAACGAGCCGACCTATCGGGAAAACATTCGCGTCAAGGACGAAGAGTTTATTGATTTGACTGGCGACACTGTGAACCACCCATCGCATTACACCCAGGGCCGGATTGAATGTATTGAGGTGCTGGAGGAACTGTCAGCGGACGGCCACGACTTTCGCATACTCAATGCTATGAAATACCTTTGGCGGTATCGGATGAAGGGTGGCGACGAGAGCTTGCGTAAAGCGGTTTGGTATATCCAGCGATACTTAGGAGATAATCGTGTTCAATGATAGCGACTTCACTGATGGCATCGACGAAGAGATCGGGTCGGTGCTTGGCTTTATCTGCGGCATGCTGTTGTTTGTGACCGTTTGGAGCGGCGCAGGCTTTTGGTATGCTTTGGGCACGTTAGTTACCTTCACTGTGTTTGGTGGCTTTTTGGGCCTGGGCCTGCGGGTTTGGAGAAACTTATGAGCAACGTGTACAGCTTCGACAGTGGCAAAGAGCAGATCAATATTGGCGAGTTCCTGGATCTGGCTAAAGGCAATTTTGAAAGCTGCATGCTGGTTGGCTGGGATAATGATGGCGACCCAAGTTTTGGCGTGTACAACATGAAGGCAACCGATATCTTTTTGCTGACTGCTATCGTGAAGCGCCAGATGCTAGACAGAATGGAAGACGCTGATGGCTGATCAGATAGATCGTGCGACTGCGTATGAGGAATGGGAGCGCAAGCTTGCGATTGACGCTATCAAGGCAGAGATTGACCCAGGAAAGCCAGGCGAGTGTGAGGTGTGTGGATACCATAGCGAAAGGCTTGTGAATAACATCTGCGCTCGTTGCCGCGATGAATTTAAACTGTAGGTGATCAAATGGATAAGGGTGGACGGCCAAGAAAATACAAGACGCCAGAGGAGCTAAACGACAAGGTCGATGAGTATGTGGCGGTATGTAAAGCAGAAGAGGAGCCAATCACCTGGACGGGTATGGCTTTGCACTTAGGCTTTTACGGTCGACAGGAGATGGATAACTATCAGAATTATGAAGGGTTTTCCGACACTGTTAAAAGAGCCAAGGCGATTGTGCAAAACGCATACGAGAAACGATTGGCTGGAAACTCACCCACTGGCGCGATCTTTGCGCTGAAGAACATGGGCTGGAGCGACAAGCACGAAACTGCTATCACTGGTGGTGATGGCGGGCCGCTGCAAGTTCAAGAGGTCAAGCGTGTCATCATCGACGCTGACGATTAAGACACCGCGCTGGGCGCAATCATTACTCAAGCCGTCACGGTACAAAGGCGCTCACGGCGGGCGCGGATCAGGTAAGAGTCATTTCTTTGCTGAGATGCTGATCGAAGAGCATGTGCGAAACCCTAATCAAAGCTCAGTTTGTGTGCGTGAGGTGCAGCTGTCATTAAACCAATCGGTCAAGCGTTTGCTTGAATACAAGATTCAGGAGCTGGGTGTTCAGCACTACTTTGATGTGCAGGACAAGATGATCAAGTCAAAGCGCGGCGATGGCCGGATCATATTCCAGGGAATGCAGAACCACACCGCCGACTCGATCAAGTCGCTCGAAGGGTATGACCGAGCATGGGTTGAGGAAGCGCAGTCACTGTCGCAGCGATCACTGGATTTATTGCGGCCAACCATTCGTAAGCCAGACTCTGAGCTGTGGTTTAGCTGGAACCCCAGGAACGCAGACGATCCCATCGACGTGTTGTTGCGTGGTGATGAGCAGCCACCGAGCGCCAACGTTGTCCAGGTTAACTATTCAGACAACCCATGGTTTCCTGACGTGCTGCGTGAGGAGATGGAATACGACCGTGGCCGAGATCCTGACAAATTCCACCACGTTTGGATGGGTGGCTATGCTCGTAACAGCGAAGCGCGGGTGTTTAAGAACTGGAAGGTTGATGAGTTTGATGCGCCAGTAGATGCAGTGCTGCGCTTTGGTGCTGACTGGGGGTTTGCCAACGATCCGACTGTGCTGATCCGATGCTTCATGGAAGGCCGCAAGCTTTACGTCGACTATGAGGCGTGGATGGTGAACTGCGAGATTGTGAACATACCGGATTTGTTTATGACCGTGCCTGAATCAGAGCGATGGCCGATTACTGCTGACTCAGCCCGGCCTGAAACTATTAGTCACATGCAGAAGAATGGATTCCCTAGGATCATGCCGGCGGTCAAAGGGTCAAAGTCTATTGAGGATGGAATCGAATGGCTGAAATCTTTCGAGATTGTTGTGCATCCACGGTGCAAGCACACGATTGATGAGCTGACTTTGTACAGCTACAAGGTAGACCCCAACACGGAAGAGGTTTTGCCGGTGCTAGAAGATAAAGACAACCACGTCATAGATGCGTTACGCTATGCATGCGAAGGCGTAAGAAGGGCGAAAAAGCGTAGTGCTAATCGCCCTCGCGTTGCTGACATGGAATACGCGGTATTTGATTAGGAGATCAGTTTATGAGCGGCATTTTTGGTAGTGATACCCCAGATCCACCACCACCACCGACACCACCACCTGCGCCACCGTCTCAGGATGAAGCAGTATCAGCACGCCGTAGCCGCGATGAGATGCGCCGTCGACGTGGCCGGGGTGCAACCATCTTGTCTGAAGGCGAAGGCGGCATGGGCGAACTAGCCAGCGCTAATCAGCCACAGACTGGCACACGACAGTTGCTTGGGAGTTAATCATGGGTGGTTCATCACGCGGCAATCAAAGCAATCCTCCTCCACCACCACCGCCGCCTGAAGCACAAGGCGTGTCCGGTATGGGCGTTGAGGATATGGGCACTGGCGGAGTGTACGGACGGCGAGCTGAAGCGAACCTGATGTCACGTCGACGTGGCCGAGCAGCAAACATCCTGACAATGATGGGCGGCGCTCCAGCAACTACTGGCGGCACTGGCACGCGAACGCTACTTGGCGGTAGCGGCGGCGGCACTAACGCCTAAGGAGCAAGCATGGCAGAAGATAAAACCAACGAGATCATCCGCCAGTATGAGCAGATGGAGGGTGATCGAGGAACATGGGAAGAGCATTGGCGCGAGATCGCCGAGCGTATCCTCCCGCGTCAGAATTGGTTTAACGCATCCAGCAAGACGCCAGGCGAAAAGCGAACTGAGAAGATCTTCGACTCTACCGCAAGCCTGGCACTGGAGCGTTTTGCTGCTGCTATGGAGTCAATGCTCACACCACGCACGCAGCGTTGGCATCGGCTTCAGGTTCAGAACGAGCAGGTTGCTGATAACCACGAAGTAAAGCGGTACCTTGATGAGGTTACGCAGATCTTGTTCAACGTGCGGTACTCACCGAGCGCTAATTTTGCCTCTCAAATGCATGAGACGTTCATGAGCCTGGGCGCGTTTGGCACTGGCGCTATGTTTATTGATGACGTTCCGGGTGTCGGCATTCGGTACAAATCGATCAACCTGTCAGAGATCTATGTGGCCGAGAACCAAGCAGGCCAGGTCGACAAGGTTGTGCGCAAGTTCCCGCTGACTGTACGCCAGGCTGCACAGAAGTGGGGCTATGAAACATTGCCTGAGAAACTCAAGACTGTGCTGGAGAAAGAGCCTGAGCGTGAGTTTGAGTTTTTGCATGCGGTGTTCCCGAACGAAGAACAGATTTATGGTCGTCGCGACTTCCGGGGCATGGCGTATTCCAGCTATTACATTTGCCATGAAACTCGCACGATGATGAGCCAGGGCGGCTACAACAGTTTCCCGTATGCCGTATCGCGCTATGTCACAGCACCGAAAGAGATCTACGGTCGATCACCGGCCATGACCGTGCTACCTGACGTGAAGATGCTCAACGAGATGAGCAAAACTGTTATTCGCGCTGCGCATAAGCAGGTTGATCCGCCGCTGCTGTTACAAGAAGACGGTGTGTTGCAGGCTTTTAACACGCGACCAGGAGCATTGAACTACGGTGGTGTTGATGACCAGGGCCGTCAGATCGTTCAGCCGCTACAGACTGGCGCTCGCGTAGACATCGGCCTGGACATGATGAACCAGCGTCGAGAAGTTATTAACGATGCCTTCCTGATTACGCTATTCCAGATCTTGGTTGAGTCACCAGCGATGACAGCGACCGAGGCTATGCTTCGGGCGCAGGAGAAAGGCGCATTGTTGGCACCCACGATGGGGCGCCAGCAGTCAGAGATGCTAGGCCCGCTGATTGAGCGTGAGCTGGACATCCTGTCGCGTTCTGGTGTGCTGCCTGATATGCCTGCTGCTTTGCGTGAGCTTGAGGGCGAGGTGCAGATTGAGTATGTGTCACCGCTTAGCCGCTCGCAGCGTGCCGAGGAAGGCGTGGCTATTTTGCGAACCATTGAGGCTATGGCCCCGCTGGCGCAGATTGATCCAAACGTGATGCGGGTGTTTAACGCCGAGCGTGTGGCTCGTGAGCTGTCAGAGATTAACGGCGTTCCTCAGAAGGTATTGAGAAGCGAAGAAGAGATGCAGGAGATGGCTGAAGAGCAACAGCAAGAGATGCAAGCCGCTCAAGCATTACAAGCCGCGCCGATTGCGGCGAACAGTGCGAAGGCATTGGCCGATGCTGCTGCAACCGCAGGTAACGTACCAGGGCCATTGCCCGGAGTTTAATTTATGCAGAAGCTGCTACAGAAGGTCTTGAACCGGAAGTACGCATATCGTCGTTTGTTTCTTACTGATGACGGTGACCCCAACGCAGAGGCAGAGGTTGTCCTGGCTGACTTGGCTAAGTTTTGCAAAGCCAACCAATCGACCGCTGTTGTCTCACAGAAATCCCAGCAAGTAGATCCCATTGCATCTGCATTAGCAGAAGGTAGGCGTGAGGTCTGGCTGCGGATCATGGCTCACCTACACTTGGATGAGCGAGTTAAGTTGAATTTAAACGAAGGAGACTATGATGGTTGATGAAACAGGGTCGGTAGACGCCGGCAACCCTAGTGCTGATAGCGGTGGGGTTGAAGGAAACGTTGGGCAGCAGCAAACAGCAACCAACCAAGCAAGTTGGCAGGAAACTTTGCCTGAAGATATTCGCGGCATTGTCGAGAACAAAGGGTGGCAATCGCCTGAAGATGCTGTTCAAAGCTATGCAAACCTAGAGAAGATGCTGGGCGCTGATAAAGCAGGGCGTGGCTTGGTCATGCCCAAAGAAGACGCTGGATCGGAAGAGTGGAGCGAATTCTATGACCGCTTGGGTCGGCCTAAGTCACCGGATGAGTATCAGATCCCGGTGCCTGAGAACGAGACTGGTGAGTTTGCGTCTGTTGCGAAGCAGAAGTTCCACGAGCTGGGGCTGACTACCAAGCAGGCTGAGGGATTGGCTGAGTGGTGGAACAATCAGTCGACCGAAATGCAGCAGCAGCAGATGGCCAAGATGGAGCAGAACACTGACCAGCAGCTGGAAGAGCTGAAAAGTGAGTGGGGTCAAAAGTATGACGAAAACATCGAGGCTGCTCGTCGGGCATCACGTCAGTTCGGACTGGAAGAGCAGACGCTGAACAAGATCGAGAGTGCTTTGGGTACAGGTGAGATGCTTAAACTGTTTGCCAACATTGGTGGCGGCCTGTCAGAAGATTCGTTTATTGATAACCAGAAGGCCGCTGGGTTTGGTATGAGTCCAGAGGCTGCACGAGTGCGGCTTAACCAGCTCAAAGGTGATCCAGAGTGGTCGGCAAAATACCTGCAAGGTAATGCTGATGCCAAAGCGGAAATGGAGCGTTTAATGCAAGCGGCGTACCCATCATGATAGATAGTGTACTTATCCGTTTGGAATGCTTAAAATTAGCCCATCGGCCTGACCAGACTTCCACGGAAGTTGTGGCTAAGGCTGAAGCATACGAGAAGTATGTTAAGGGGACAGAGGAGGCAGCTTCGGCTGCCGAATCTGGCAAGTCAGATAATCGACCCCAA